AGGTACTATGCCTAGAAATACAAGACAATATTATGACCCTAATACTACATTAGAATTTATTAATGCTGCTATAGCTCCTATAAGTAATTTTAGTCCTAGTAATATTGTAGGTTCTATAAGAGAAACTAGAGATTATAATACATTTATGAATAGCTTTATGAATCAAGATAATACTGGTTTCTTTACTAGAGAATATATTAAAGAACACCCTTATATAAGTACATTAGGTAATATAGGTGGAGATATATTAACTGGAGTAGCTTTAAATAAAGGATATAATACTCTTAAAAATAATATAAATAGTAGAATTAATAAGAGATTATTTAATGAAGCTATGAATAATATGGCTAACATTTCTGATAATAGATTAGATAGAATACATAATATAAAAGATTGGGGAGGTAAAACTATGCCTAAAGGAACATTCTTAATGGATGGTAATATAAAGTCTTCAGGTACTATTATAGAGAATTTTAATCCTAATGATTTAAAATATTCTTCTGCTATTACTTATGATGATTTAAGTAATATAATTCCTT